CTTACATAAATCTTACCATAGAATTCAGGACGTAACATCTTCTTAGCGTAACGAGTCATTAAACCTTTACGTGGAGTGAAGGTATTTGGATCGTACACTAGAGGAGTCATGATCAATGGAATATATGGAGCGAACACAGCACCAGTTTCAAGGAACTGTTTACCACGGAAGCCCATCAAAATCACGTTCTCAGTCATATAAGGATTCTTATAAACTGTGTAACGGTTATTGATTTGACCTACTTTCTGAACACCCATTGCATATTCCATATTAGCTGCATCTCCGTTAGAGTTAGAAGCAAATCCAGGGATAGATTCAAGAACAGTAGCAACTGTTGGAGAACATACCAAGAAATTTGCACCACCACGAAGAGTTAACTGATGGATCTTGTTAGATAGCTTTTGCATCTTAGTACCAAGAGTTTGGAACCATTGGCCTTGAGTGTTATAGTATCCACCCGCACCAGCAGAAGCTTGATTAAATGCAGTACCTGTAGCATTGATAAATTCATTGCTTACAGCTGACCAATATTCAGTACCAGCAGCTGCATCTTCAATTAACATATCAAGAATTTCGAGATCAATTTCCATAGAAATATACTCACTCATGATATTAGTTAATTCAGCTTCAGCATCAATATTCTGATAAGCATTCAAATCTTGAGCAAATTCAGGAGTCCAAACTGCTTTTAACTTTTTAGTTTTAGCAGTAATAGCTTGAGATTGCATCTTGATGTTGATTTCAGGAATCACAATTGTACTTGCACTTTCAGCATTTGGAACTGAGAATGAAGTAGCGCTTGTATCTTCAAAATCACCACGATTATTATCAAGAGTTTCTTTATTATAGAATACTGTATAAGAACCAGTAGGTGCTAATGAAGTACCAGAAGCTGTAAAGAAGAAAGAAATACGCTGATTTGTATAATCTAAAGTAGTTAAAGCTGGTAAAGATGTAGCTACAGTAATAGAGCCAACACCAGTCTCAGTTGTAGCTGAACCAGATACTAATACAAATGCACGTACACCTTCTAAATCATAATTTGAAAGAGCTGAAGCAGAAATAGTAGCTTTTAAAATTCTACCTGCAACAGCTGAAGCTGATAAATCAGAATCAAAATTAGTTTCAGCCCAAGTAGCAGCAGTAATACTACCAGTAGAAGCATTAGCTGGAGCAGCAGATGATCCTGAAAGTAGTCCTAAAACTGAACTAGAGAATTGGTTAGTAGAATAAGCAAAACGACCAGCTCCATATAAACCACCAGTTGTACCAGTTGTTTGGAATGGAAAACGTCCGTTTACATTACGAGCTCCATACAAAGAATCTCCAGAAGAGAATGGATTCTTAGTGTTTCCATATTGGAAATCTAAGAAAAATACTAGTCCTGAAGGTAAATTCATAGGCTGAACAGAAACGAATTCTTTAGCAGCGATCTGTCCAAATACTTTACGCACTAATGGAAGAGCGATACCAGCCCAGTTTTCGGATTGACCAACAGTAAAAGTACCAGCAGTTGAACCTGCACCAGTTGTACTAGCTTCTACTACTAATTGTTTTGCTTGGTTTTCAAGAATAATTGCCATATTGTTACGGTCAACTTCTGAACCAAAGCCTTCAAGTAGGCCTGTTTTAGACCACTTGTTCGCTAACTTAGCTGCATCACTTTGAAGTGATTTCCAGGGGTTAGCTGATTCGAGTAATGATTGAATTGCACTCATTTTTTTGTTTTGTTTTTTGTTTTTTAATTAATTTTTACTTTTTTAAACCTGCTAACTCACGCATACGTGCGAAAGCATCATTTTCAATAATCGGTTTGGATGTAGATCCACCTAATACTTTAGAAGCTGATCCTAATGATTCTTTAATAGGAGCTTTAGCAGTAGATGCTTTAAAGCTTTCTTGTAAAGTTTCATAAACAAGTTGAACTTCTTTCTTAGATGTCGCCTTATCAAACGCGCTTAACACTTTAACCTTCTGTGATTCAGTTAATGATTTGTTACGGAAGATTTTGTTAGTGTAAAGAAGTTTAGCATTTAAAAGGTTAATTTCTTGAAGTTCAGATTTAAGAGTCTCAATAGTAGCATAAGCTTCTTCAAGTTCTTCTTTTACATCTTCTTCTTTAGCCTCTTTAACATCTTCTTCGTCTTTACCCTCTTCAAGTTCAGCTAAAAGTTCATCTAAAGAAACTTCTTCTTCAAGTTCTTCACTTTCATCTTCAGATAAGATTTCGTCAAGATTAACTTCTTCATCAAGTTCTTCTTCAGTTTCTTCTTCAGCTTCAACTTCTTCTTCACCTTCCATAGACTCACCAGCTTCTAATTCGCCAGCAGATACCATGTCTTTAATAACATCTTCAATGAATGATTTGAGGTCTTCCTCAGACATATCTTCAATGGACATTTCTTCAGTTTCTTCTTCTTCCTTTTCAGCTTCGTTTAATTCAGATTCGTAGGTTTTTTCTTTTTCCTCTTCACCTTCTTCAAGTTCAGCTAAAAGTTCATCTAAAGAAACTTCTTCCACTTCTTTTTTGTCTTCGGCTCCCATTTCATCCATTTGCTTTTTGTCTGCTTCATAGACACCTTCTTCTTCCATTTCTTTTTCTTCCTCTACTTCCATTTCTGCAAGTTTAGCGGAAAGTTTTTCTTTAAGAAAGGGAGTGAAGGCTTCTTCTAGAGCAGCTTTTGCATTTGCAATTGCTGTTTCTTTTACAGCTTTAGCATCTGCGATTGCTTCTTTAAGCAAATCTCTGTTTGTTGCCATTTTTCCTTAAATTTGTTTTTTGTTCGGAAATACGCTTAATACGAAGGAATCTTCAAAGCGTAATAAAATTTGTAATTGTCAATGCCTCATTGATTGGGCACATTCTAATATACATATATATGTATCTACTAAAAGTCGCGAGATTGAAAAAACTTTTTAAAAAATAGGACAAGTTCCATTAGCACAAAGTATTTCTGTTATTATAGAATTTACTTTATTATATGGACTAATTGGAGATGATGTTTTTCCTTCATTTAATGGTGACATAAATGAACCTGGGTTTGAAGGTGTTGAAACAAAGTCCCAACATAATAATTCAAAATCATCTTGTACTTCTAATACTTCACCTACTTGTTTTAAACTACCCATTCCACGAGAAGAAACACCTACTTTAATACCTGATCCAATTAATGCTTTTAAGATATTACCTGAAGGGGTAGGTAAAATTTCTATTTTACCCATTATATTATCTCCATCCCACCAAATATCAGATATATTATGGGATACATTTTTTAAATTTATAACTTGAGAGTCAGGATGATCTAATTCACCACATGCTCTTCTTTCTTTAACTAAATCCATGTACTTATTAATTTCACGTTCCCATAAATCTTTTGCATAATATCTACCATTTCCATTTTTTACTTCACAAGTAGCTAAAATACCTTCAACTAATGGATGACCATTTGGTCCTTTACCTTCAGTAAGAGCCATTGGTGATACATTAAATTGACGTGTTTCTATTAATAAGGATTTCATATTTTATTTTTCTAAATCACTAAGTTTAACGGATGTAGCACCTAATTTATATTGAATATCTTTTGCTTTTAGCCCAATAGGTTTAATATTATATTTATCACCTTTTACAGCTATTACTTTGTGTTTTACACCTTTATGAGGTCCGATTTTAGGTACAACAGTATCACCTACTTTAACTTCATTTAATCCTTCTCTAATGAGTTGTTTAATTATAGAACGAAGTTTTGATTCTGCAATTTTTTCTAATTCTGTTGCTCTAACATTTTCTTCTTTTCCATTATCAAATTTAACTTTATAAAATAACATTCCTCCTGGGTTCATAGTTTTGTTTAAGATTACTCCTGATTTTTTACTAAAAGTATCTTTAACTTTATCACCTTCTTTAAATTCAATTGAAGATTCTTCTAAATGGCTTGAGGGACCACGTCCACCAGCAGGATCAATATCATCAGGACCCCACATATCTTCTTCATCTCTATCTATATCATTATCTACTTCTTTACCTAAAAGAACAGCTAATACTTCTTCACGATTAGCTAATCCTCCTTCTCCATCTAATACAACAAAATCTTCCATACCATCTTCTTCAGCCCATTGAATAATTTCTTGATCAGACATGTTACCGTATTTGGCTAGTTGGTCTGGTGATAAGCTTTCTTTTAATTTTCTCATTTCATTATTTATCCAAGCATTAGCATTGCCTTCACCTTCAATAGTTTTAACTTCTTCACCGTTCTTATAAATTACATACATACCATTGCCTTTATACTTTTTAGTAAACATTTTATCTAAATCGCTGGGTTCAGACTTTTTATACCCTATAGGATCATGAAACATTCCAATACCTTCTTTTAATTTAATCTTTTTTTCTTTACCAGGCATAGGCATTTTCTTAACACCTTTAGAATTTTGAGGTGTTACAGACATTTCTTTTACTTTTCTAGGCATAGCAGTTTTAGCTTCTCTATCACCTAATGAATCTTGTACATTAGCTTTTACTTTTTCAACTTTTTCTTCAGTATCTAAATCACCATATCCTGAGGATTTGTATTTGCCTTTTGCCTCTTTTGGTATACCTAAACCGGGAGCTTCATCAGTATAACCTAAATCTTTAACTCCAAATTCACCATTTTTAGTATAATATAAAGGATCTTTAGCTAAGTTTTTAACAACCATAGCTTTAATTTCATCACCAGTTTTACCATTATTTTTTTCATCTCTTAACTCAGCGTAAAAACCTTTCATGATTTCATTAAAATTAATGTTATCAGCGTTTTTCATGTCTTTGTTATCAAAGTTAGACTTATTATAGTCTTCAACTTCTTTAGTTACTTTTTTCTCTTCAGCTTTTGCCTGCTTCACTAATAATTTGTTTAGATTTTAATACATGAGTTGCTGTATCAAAATCAGAATACTGATTAATATATTGAGGGAATAAATGTCTAGCTTGTTTTAAAAATTGAGCTTTATTTCCTTTGCCACTTTTAATAGCGTTATAGTGTTCTTGAAGTGTTTTCATTTTGTTTCAAGTAATGTGATTATCTCTGTTAATTTATTTAATATCAAATCAGTACTATATTTAGTATCTTTTCTATTATTTTCATCTTTATAAAACTCCATTGTGTTAATTTTAGCATCTTTTAATAATGGAATTAAAGTATTAAGTTTATCTTCAATTTTATTAAAATCACTAATTTTATCATTAACAAAACTTTTAGTTTCAGGATCTTTAATATCTAATGAACCAACATATGATTGATCTGATTGGCTTTCTTCTTGCAATTTCTTTTTCCATAAATCTTTATGGTCAATAGCTTTAGATTGTTTATGGAGTTTTTTAGTTGGAACATCTTTCCAACCTAATTTATAATAATAAATGTTTTGAGCGCCTTTAGCTTTTTTATTTGGATTAAAAGCGTTTGGAGTAGCATATTGAGCACCAGTTCCCGGGGTAAATGTACCAGCACCTGCTCCAGCACCTGTAGTACTCATTTCACCTAATGCTTTACGAATAAATTCTCTTAATTTATTTTTATTTTCCATTTACTTGCTGAAGTTCTTCTACTAAATCACAATATTGTAATAAATTAACTATATGTTCATTAGTAACTTTATCATTTTTATTCAATTCAACTAATAAATTTGTAACTTCATTAATTTTAATTTTAGTTACAGGATTTTTAGTTTTTTTATTTAAAGTAACAAGACTATTTTTAAAGCTATTAATTTTAGTGTTATAAAATTCTTTTAATTTATTAGTGTTATCAACACTGTTTATAAATTCTTTAAGAATTAATTTTTTATCAACACTAAAATTAGAGTATTTACTGTTAAATTTATCTAATAAAATTTTATAAGTTAAAATACGAGTATCTTTATCGTATTTAGCAAATTCTTCATTAATAAAACTATCAGATTTTTTAGTTTTGATAGCTGAAGAAGTTAAATGTTCTAGTAAAGATAATTTATTATTAATAACTTGCTCATGGATAGATTTTTTATCACTATTGTAAGCTTCTATTAATGTATAAATTGCTGCTTGAGCTTTATAATTAGGTAATTTAGTTTTAAAAAATTCTTCTAAATTATAATGAGCTTTAATCTCATTAATTAGGTTGTATTTTTGTCTTTTAAGAGCTGAACGATTTAATTGTTTAGAGCTTTCTAAAACCGTGTTAATTACTAGTTCTGCTTTACCTTCGGTTAAATTAGTGCGTTTGAGTAAACTATCATATAATTTATATTCTCTGCCTAATTCTGTTTTGTTAAAGTATTTTTTTAAAATAACGGTTGCTTTTGAATTTTGTCCTGATAATGTATCAGCTGTTATTTGTCTGACTAAAAGTTCAAAGAGAATACCCGTATTTTTAAATTTTGAATGTTTAATTAACATTAAAATGTATTTTTATTATAAATATGTAAAAAATTTAATCCCGTAATTGGTTCTCATCAAGTAGCGATTCTTTTGATTTATCTGTTTGAAATACCAATTTTTTTTCTATTTCATTTAAAAATTGTTTATTTTTTAAATAAGTATTTTTTGATTCATTTAATGATTTCATATCAGACATATCATCATTTTTCATGTCTTTTTTACCTAATCTATCTCTACCAAATGGATTTCCTTGAGTATTAATATTTGATACCTTTTCTTCAGGACGACCTAATTTAACATCATCTCCATAACCTGTAGGCACATTACCTGGGTCAGAAACCATTCTTCCTTTACCATATAATGTTGCTAAATCGTGAGGTGTACCATATGATCTACCAGTTTCTAATGGGTCATTACCCTCTTCAGTTACTTGAGCTAATCTAAATTTACGTTTAGCATCTTGTAATATTAAATCTCTATATTCATCAAATTGATCTTCACTAAAATGGAATATATGATGGTAAATCCAATCCGAAGGTAAAAGTTGTGCTTCCATTATGTTTTTAGCTAATTCAACTTTTTCTTTCATTAATGCTATTCTTTCTTGATCATAAATGATAGAAGGAGTAGTTAATGATAATTCAAAATTAGTTAAAGTTTCACCTTTATAACCTTGAGCATACAAATGAACTAAAGCTATTTTATATAATTCAGCTAAAATAATACGTTGAATTCTATCAATTGTACGAGCAAAACGAATATCTTCAGCAGCTAATGTTGCTTTACCTGATAAATCTTTTTCATATCCCATAAATGCTTTAGGTACTTTAAGGGCGGCAAATAATTTATCTCTTAAATAATTAACATCATCCATGCCAGTATATTCTAATCCTTTAGTAGGTTCGATTTTAGTTGTTTGATCATTACCACGAACAGGTATAAAAAAGTCTTCCATCATGTTTTGCATGTTAAACTTTAAATTATATTCACCTGTTTTTTCATCTACATAAGGAGTTTTTCTCATTGTAGCAATTGTTTTCTTCATGAAGTTTTCTACTTCATTAGGAGGAATTGCTCCAACATTAATATAAAAAATACGTTTTTCTGGTGCTCTAACAATTCTATGAATTAACATAGCATCTTCCATCAATGAGTATTGTTTAAATAATTTACGAGCAGGTTCAATGTAAGATCTACCATAAGGTAAATAATTAACATCTGTTAATAATCTAAAGTGAGCCATTTCATAATTATCAAAATATATCCCTGGTAATCCTTCTGTTTTATATGAGCTAGGTAAACTAAATTGACCATATCCTCCACCAACATACCCTTCAGGATTATATTTAAATCTTACAGAAGTTGGACTTTCTTTATCATATCCTTCTTGTCTTTCAATATGATAAGCTGTGTAAGGCAAAACATTATATACACCAAATTTTTCAGCAATTTCTAGTTTTAGAAAGAAATCACCATATTTACACATTTGTCTAACCCAAGACCATAAATTAAATTCTATATTTAAAACATCATAAAATAAATTATATAGAATTTTTTGTATATCTTCATCTGAGCTTCTAATCTGAAGTACTTCACCCATTTCATTTTTTAAAGAACATTCATCTGCTATAATATCAAGAGCTGATGATATAATAGCATCTGTATCCATTACATCATAGTCTGAATATATTTGGGCCCTTAAATACTGGTAATTAACATTTAATTGTTGACCATAAAGTGAGGTGGCGTTAGATGAATATATTCTATTATATCTATCTATTAATGAATTTGTTTCATATCTGCCACTTCTTTGAATAGAGTCAGTATCTATTACTTTAAGTTGATTTCCACCTTCGTTACGAATAACGACATCAGTTGAAAACAATCGTCTTAATCGAGTAAATACACTTGTGTCTGCCATTGTTATTTATTTAAATTAACCAACTAATATCTTCATTTCCTTTGTCAGTAGGCATAGAATATGGATTATCTTTACCTGAAGCAAAGTACGCTCCTTGATATTGAGAAGGTTTTGATATACTGTTTAATGTTGCTTTTGTTAATTCTATTCCTTGTTGTTTATTTTTTAAAGCGGTATCTCTTAAATACATTCCTATACAATAAGACATAGTTAAGTCATCATTATATCCTGATTGTGCTTCTGCTCTACCATTTTTCCAAATAAATACTTTCATTTCTTCTAATAATCTTTTTGATCTTATAATAACACTATGATCACCTAAATATTCTCTACCTTTATTTATTACTAAAGGACGAGTTCTTAATGATGTAGTAAATCCAGGTGTCATTTTTGAATGATCTTCATATTGATTAAAATATGAATCTGATATTGATGAATCACTTTTAGGTGAGTAATATAAGTTATTATATCCTCTTTCTTGTATAGCATCTAAAGCTGCCCAACCTATATTAGCATTTTCTACTACTAATAATGCTTGATTATATTCAGTAGCTATACCAACTAAAAAATATCCAAATTCTTTAGGTGGAAGTTGACCTTTATATTCTGCTACTTGAGCATTAGTTTCTAAATCAAATACATGAAATGCTGAATAGTCTTTGCTATCACCCCGAGCTACGTCAGCTATTACCATATAATTTCTTGTATAATCTGGAGCTTCCCAAACCCATAAATTTTTATCTACTCCACGTCTTTCCATAGGCTCACACACATGAGTAGCCATCATATACTCTATATGATCTTCAAAAAACACTACATCACCTGAGGTAGAAAAATTACAGTCACATTCTTGTGCTGCTAATCTTGGATCACCTAATAATTCATCTTGTCGTTTTCGCCAACTTTCATCACGTTCAGGATGAACA